ATATCCTCCTTGGTGAATAGGTCGCTACTACTTATTTTTTTTGCCATTTTCTATGTCGTTAATTCGTTTATATTCATCCAATAAGGTAAAATATTCCCCTGCCGTGATGTCCTTTGCCCTGAGCCAATACCCTACGAACTTGGATAGATGTACCAATGTTTGCTCCATGGATACCCCCTGACCATTGTTCATCACCATCATTTTGAGATTTTCCTCCTCAATCTCTAACAAAGTTAGTGAAAAAGTATCTTTCGTGACTACGTATTTGAGTTGTATCTCCGCTTTCTTTTTCATCACCTGTAGCAGTTCCTTGTATGCTTTGTTCAATCCGTAGCGATTCAGGTACTCATCGTTGATTTTGCAAAACGCCTCCTCATCGCGAGCCAGTGTACCCACCCCGTTTATCCGAGTGTACTCAATCTCACCATCGAGACACCTTATCCAATTTGCCAATGGGATGTCATGTAGCGACTGATAGTAGGCGTATGATTTCGGTTTTGTATTTGTTCGCGAGTATGATGGCAACTTTCGATAAATTCTCATCAGTAAGACCGATAATGTTCTCACCATACTCATAAAAGAGATTCGTTTCCTCCCCTTTGTCATCCTTTTTGATTGGGTCTGCATCGATTTCAATTAGGTTGTCGTAAATATATATAATCATTGATTCGTAAAACTCCCCCGTATCTTTCAACGTGTACGGAGTGCCTGCCCGTTTGTCAGGATTCATCATCTCCGTCCACTCCGAATAATACCCGATAATGTCACCATCCGAATCGATACCTCGGGAGAAAAGTTGGTCATTCCTGATGAGGTCTAAAATGTAATTTGTGAAATTTGGGTCATTGAAAGCAGTGCGCCAAAATACCCTCTCGGAAATCATTTTTGCCCTGCGTAGTTGAGTACCCAAAATCGTGTCCATCAGTGAAACCATGCTCAAAGATACGTAAAATTTTACCCCCTCGGAAACCTTAGCCTGCATAGCGAAACGCACATCTCCTTTTTTTAATACTTGGATATAGGAAAAGGGGTAAAGTCGCTTAAAACGTACGAAAATGCCCTCAAATCGAATTTGCCATTTTTACGATTTTGACCATTTTTTACCCTGATTTTAGGTCAAATTTCCACAAAATTCACACTTATTTCGGGTCAATTTGCGTATCGCGATACCCGATTTTAGGTCAAATTTCATCAGGTTTTAGCCTGAATTATGTCGCAAGTATCTCCTTTATTTGCGACATTTTGAGCCAAAAAAAGGGGAGCAAACGCCCCCCTTTCGGTAGTAGGTCAGTTCAAAAATTACAACGCAGTGAAAGTGATTGAACCTGTGAAACCTGATTTAGTGACACTCAAAGTGTATGAATCACCAGTAACAAATGATGCCAAAACGATGTACGTACCCTCGGTTGGCTCACTCACCGCAGTGATAGCGAATGGTGCACTATTCGTGTTGTCATACAAATCGAAATCAGCCAATACCGCACCCTTGAATTTCAAAGGATTGATAGCCGTACCATAATCGAAAGTTGCATCAACTTGAATAGATGTGTTAGCCACCTGTACAGGATTGATTAGATTTACATCCAATAGACCTTTTAGGTCGTTGAAATTTTGAGATGCCTCATCTGATGTAATCATCCATAAAGTTGACTCATCAAAGAAACGATTCCAATCAAACGCTAACATGATTTTTTGAATAGTTGAATCAGTTGCGAACATCAGGGTAGGATTCCATGACTGATTATCAACAGGGATAGGGTACAAAAAGTTTCCGACTTTGCTACCAATCAATGACCCGTTGATGTCAACAACAAATATACCGAACTCAACACATCGACCTGATGACAATTTACCCAAGAACTGAGGGGTAGAATCATACGCCCACAATTCACCTGCAAAGGAACGCTTTCCTTGACGTAGGTAAGCCATACGCCCTGAGTTAGCCTCCTCGAAAATCGTGTCCGCTTTTGGTAGTTCAACATTCTCAAATGATGGTAACGGATACCATCTCTGAGATTCATCAAGGCTATTAATCAAGTTATCCCACACAGGTAGTGTAGTCAAATCGATTCGGTTATACGCGCCTGCGTTATCCTGCAAAGGCACTAAAATCAGTTTGCTCGTTACGCTTTGCAACGGCAAGCAGTTCGGTCTCCCTGTGTTGGAGAGACCCATATCACAATTACATCCTATAGACATTTTTTTAAGTTTTTAAGTTTTACAATTTTAACAAATACAATTCCCTTTATATTTCACTAACTTGATACGCATCTCCACCCCACTCAAATTGGCATCCAATATATTCGCAAACATCCCATCCCTTTGCTCAGTACCGAAACGGCTAAAAGTGATTAACTCGTAATCATCAAAGGTCGCAAATCGGGCATCATTCTCCACGCTTTTCAGGAACTCTCCGCATAGTTTTTCCATCGGATACATCACGTTTTCGCGATGGTCGGCAGTGTAATACTGAACGGCGTTTGTTTCATCTAAGAAAAATATACGAATATCAGCATCGAAATCGTATGTGCTTTCCATCCCGTACTTTTTCATTCGGATGACCTCCAAAAGCCATATTAAAGGCAGTTTGGCGCTCAAATTGGGTGAACTGATAGTCCACTCCCGATTTGTAGCGACCTGCGTGCCTGTTATCCAATATGGTACAGGTAGCGTGATGATTCCCTCCAGTGGATTTTGATTCAATGGGTCTACAGGCTCAAAGGTCACATACTCATCATACTCGATGGTCAGGATTCGATACAATTCGTTATTGGAATCCTCCACGATTTGACCGATTCGCATCCATTTGGTATTACAAATTTCAGTCCTATCTAAATTGGAATCATACACCCCTATCACCGAGTTATCGATGTTCGTGCAAATCCCCTTTATGATATTTGATACCTCGTTTGTCATATCCAATATGCCATTAATTTCTCCTTACCATTGTATAAAGTGATGTCACCTATACCTACATAGTCAAGTTCAAAGATAGCCGTTCCATCGCCGTCATTTGGCAATCCGAAAACGTCACCAACTTTGTAACCTGTACCCTGATTATTCAAAGTGACCACCACAAAATCTATCTCCCCGTTGAGTATATTCGCCACCATGAACGTAGCATCCTGTCCCCCTGCATCGATGGTCAAGGTATCCCCTACGAGATAGCCTAACCCCCCGTCAAATATGGTCAAAGATTGCACCCCTCCTGAGCCGTCATCCGTGATATTCACGATACATCCACTACCTGTCCCTCCCGTAGTTGGAACTTGGGTAGATGTCGTGTATCCCGTACCTGCCGTGAGCAAAGTTTCTGCCACGATTTCACCGATTCCCTGAGCCGTGTAGTTCACTTTCAATCCCGTCCCTGTGATGATTTGAGTCGCTGAATCTACATCCAGTGTCGCATCGTTATTGCCGTCCAAAATGGTAACGACATCCCCTGCGACATATCCATCCCCTCCATCCACTATGACAATGGATTGAACACCACCCGAGCCGTCATCCGTGTAATCGATTAACATGCCTGTTCCTGAGCCTCCTGACACCGATACCCCGTTATTTGACACATAGCCTGTCCCCGCCTGATTTACGCTCGCAGTGAGCACATATCCTGACAAAGGATTGGGAGTGATGGCGCTACCGCCCGTGTACAAAGTACCTGCGTTAGTGATGGTTATTTCGCCATCAATCGCCTGACCCATCGGCATGCTATTCCAATTCAGGAAAATGTAGTCACGAATCGCCGTAAAGGTTTTTATCGCAGTGTTATATCGATTGTACATCAACGTGTTTAGCGTTGTCGTTTGTTTCGATAGTTCACTCCGTGCGATGGTATTCCCGAATGGAGTCATCATATTCATCGAATCCTTGAGATACTCAAAGTAAATGAATCCGAGTAGCATCTCCTTGATGCCATCCGAAATCAGCATCCGATATACGTTGACATCCACTGCAAATGAGTAATAGAAAAAAAGAAAGTTAGGCGATTTTGGTACGTTCTGATTATTCAAATCAGATATGAACGAATTGTACAAAGTGATGCCGAATAGTTCCCGTAGGTATTGTGGCTCATATTTGTCGATGTACGCCTGTAGTTTTGAGGCATCATATATGCCTGTATGCAGTTCATATTTGCCCGTGAAATCGCCTAAACTAACTATCATTTTCTCTTATTTTTCATGTTTGCTATACCCTTTCGGATGAAGATTTTGAGTAGTTCGCCAGTGACTCTCCATATCGTGCCCTTTGGCATGGTAGGATTCACCCCTGTAGCGATTGCCTCATACTCTTTTTTATCATCGATTTCCACCTCGATTGAGAAACTATCCGCAGTTTTTTCCACATGGATGTCGACTCGTTTTGAATCTAAATCCGCAGTGAATCCCTCCTCCGTTTTGTTGATTTCTAAATCTACATTTGGAGTATCGATTGATACGTTGACATCCTTGACCTTTGGTTTACGACCTCGTTTTTTGATTTCCTGTGCCATGTGAGTGAGATTTTAATTTGTATTTAGGTTAGTTATTATAGGGCTGCGATAGCAGTTGTGAAATCACCTGTTACAAAAGCAGTTACGTCATTTTGCTTAACGAATGAGCACAAACGAGCCTCAGCAAGGATAGACACCATGTTACGAGCAAAGTCATCACCCTCATATCCAACTTGGATATTCATACCCTCACGTACACGTACGTTGAATTTACTGAAATCTCCTACAAGGAAATTATCAGCAGTCATGTTTGTGGATGAGATGATAGTCAAACCGCTTAACTGCATGTTAGGCGCAGTACCTACCGCGAAATTTGGATACGTGTACTGACCTTGGTTATCTTTGCTCATCTCGATACGAGCAACATCATCAGGATGTAACACGATGTGTGTAGGGGTAAAATCAGCGCTTTCGATTTGTGCTTTTGCCACGCGTAATACATCGATTACTCCTGCGTTTGTTACCGCACCTGCGAAAATACCTGCCGACCATGGAGTAGCCTGAGCCAATACACCATCGATATTATTCCCTAATCCGTTTCCGTTCAATAGTTGGTCATCCATATTTTGCTCGATTGATGCCATTAAATCGTTATTGATTTCAGCCTGAACAAACGCTAAATCTGCCAACATCTCCTTAGATACTTTGATGAATCCTGCAACTTTTTTAACCGCTACGGATACCTCAGTGTATTGTACCTGTCCGTTTGATTTTAAGCCTGCCTCACCTACGAATCCTGTAGAGGATTGAGTATCCTGAGCGATGTAAGTAACGAACTTGCTTGATGTAGTACCTACGTTAGAAATCTCCATGATTCTGCGGATAGGTCGAGCGATTTTGTTCACACCTGCCTCAAGGGTAGTCAAAGCATATGTACCAGTGTAGTCACCTGTGATGGTTGTGTCAGTTTTCACATCCATGTTGAATTTGTTGCCTTTAGCAACGCTTTCCATCATGTCTGCATGCTTTTGCGCTACCTCCATACGGATAGCCTGAGAAAGGTTTGCAGGCGCTTTCTCGTTTGATTTTTTCGCGCTTTCTTTGACTGCCTCTAAATTAGCCTCAAATTTCGCGATAGCGCTCTCAATGTTTGCGCTTTTTTCCTCGAGTGAATTCAATTTGTTTAATTCACTTTTGATGGCGTTGATGTCCTCAGACGTTGCCATCCCTTTTGTTTTTTCTGCAAATAGTCCGTTTAA